AAATATAATCTTACGACTATTGCAACTCTCAACAAATCCCTGTATCTCAAGTGGATTGGTGCTACTGAATGTACCATTGATCTTACCACTATGAACGTGCATTACAGGTACATAATATTCTTTCTCAATTATCTCCATAAACTCTCTACCCAACTGCTCTGCAAGAAGTATGCGAGGAGCAACTACAACCATAGTCTTCCAACCATTCTCTCTAAACTCACGCAAGACATCGTATATCATACACATTGTCTTACCACCACCAGTAGGCACAATAACTTGACCTAAGTCGTTGTCTGCCATTGCCTGTAGTGCTTTTTCTTGATGGGGTCTGAGTTGCATAGTTTCCTTTCGATGTACTTATTATAACACAAGGTTGACCTCTGTGGGGTAACTTGTGACAGTTATATAATTGACTAATCCCTTATTTTTAATTTCTTTTTTGTTTCACTGTATGCTTTCACAACTAATGATTTACCACCTACATTCGGAGCACCCATATTTGATACATAATCTTTCCAATCAATCTGCTCAAAGATATTGCGAACATAATCTTTTTTTGACTTAAACAAATAATGTGTTGTTGTTTCTGGTGTAACCACATCCATATCACAAACTCCTATCTTTCCCCAATACTTAAGTGCAAAATCCCAATACTCTTGATTCTTAATTTGTTCTCTTACTTCTGGTAATCTTGGAACATTATCACAAGTCAGGAACATTTCAAAGTCTTGATGTTTTGTCGGTGGTCTTTCTCGTATTCTAATATCTTTATATCCCTTTGATCTCGACCATACTTGCATACAGCAGGGAACATCATATGGTTCTCCCTTGAATACAAAACTATTTTTAGGAAGCAACTCACTGTGATATAATGAAAAAGACTTATCTAGTTGAAACTGAACTTTCCAAGATGTTGACCACTTTGCAGGTACAATAAATGCAATCAACTCACTAAATGTTGCTGCATGATTGAAAAAACCTTTCGCTAGTGGATTCATATAACCTGTACCAAATGGGGGATTGGTAACTGTTGCGATTCTAATATTATTAGTTAGAGGATGGTATGGTGAATTATACTCGAAGAAATCTTGTTTGATAATATTATCTGCTTCTGGTTCTATATCCATTCCTATCGAATTAGATGGAAGATATTGTAAAATATTTCCACACCCTGCTGATGGTTCTATTACAAGATCAAAAGCATCTAGTGGATAGTATTGATTAACAATATCCACAAACCTTTTCGCTATGTCAGGGTGAGTATAAAACTTATCTAAATCCTTTTCCTTTGCCATAAAATGCTTGCATTGACCCAATTATAGCACAAAATCTCTCCTTTCGCAAGTTGGGTCTTAGAATATCTATTATATCTCGAACAACCATACCAAAGGTATGTATGGTTTTATAGTTTTTCACTATCGTAGTACTCTTTCTTATGACGATTATATGGACGAATCAAATGTTTTATTTTATTAAAATCAAAAACATAATACTCTGATTCTGTTTTACCATCATTTAAATGTTTTGTGATTCTATGCCTACCATCCAACATTGTATATTTGTTATCATATGGATTATCACAATTATATGCTATGATTCCTGGAATTTCTGGATTACAATTATTATATTTTACACCTCCACAACAATAGCAACTTTCACCAAGATTATAAGGATAATGGTGTTTACCTTTCCAAGCAATTTCTTTAAGTTTGATAATTTTTAATTTATCTTTTGTCAACATATCATTTAACAAAGTTAAATCAAGTTTTTGGCATTTAAAATTACCATACTCCCAATTTCCGCTATCTGGTTTGTAATGGAATAATGTCATTATCTTAAAGGTTTATCACCATGATACCATTTGACTAAAGAGTATCTCACACCAGACTTTACAGGGGTTATCTCGTGTGACATTCTACTATCAAAGATTATAAGAGATCCTTTAGACTTACAAGCTTTAATTACATCATTTTTTAGATGATTATATATTAATAATTCGCCACCGTCATATTCTTTTTCATCTGATAATTGAAGACTTAAACTCAATTTTCTAGTTTTTAATATTTGCCCTTCATTATCCGCATAATCTGCATGTTTTCCATAAAAACATCCCTCAGTGTATCTCGAAAGTTGTAAATCCTCTTTATCTGCATCAGATAAATCGTAGGAAAAATTACTGTGATTTGCGTATCTTATGAAACCTATGAGTAGAGCGTTAATCCAGTTACTAGATTGAAATGAAATATCTACGTTTCTAATTTTATTATTAACCAATTTGTTACCCCCTACCTTTCCTTCATGAAAATCAGTATCTAAAGTATTTTTAATAATATCACAAACATCAACAGGTATCTCTGATTTCCACTCCCAAGCAGGATGTGCCATAGTATTTTATCAAGTACAAATATTATAACATGAAAAGAATATTTGACAAGTTCAATATATATGTTAGAATAATTTTATTATGAAAGATATAGAACAAATAGAAGCTGATTTGTATTGTGAACCATTTCCCCTGATGGTCATCAATAATTTTTATAATGAAGAAGAATTAGAATTAATCTGGGAAGAATTAAATTTTTATACAAAACCAAATAAATTATTAGGAGCAGAAGGTTATGGAGGTGTGATAGGATATACAAACGCAAAAGCATTATGTCTAGATGAGATTTATCCTAATAATGATGATAAAAATTATAGAAACTTGTCCAATATATTAACTGTGAATAGAAAATTATTCCAAAGTGGTGTATTGAATACATTCTCTGAGATACATGATTGTTGTTGTTTAGCGAATCAATCCAATCACGATGTCACAAAAGTAAGATATTACCATAATGATGAATATTATGATCCCCACACCGACAAATCAGTGCAATTTTTAGGTTTCTCATATTTTTACAAAGAACCTAAAAAATTTAAGGGTGGTGATTTAGAATTTCCAAAATATGACTTTTCCTTACCTTGTATGAATAATTCAATGATTGTATTTCCTGGTTGGGTTGAACATGGAGTAAAAAAAGTTAAAATATCAAACTCAGACTATTTTGATGGTTGGGGAAGATATGCTATAACTTCATTTTTTTCATTCAAGCACCAAAAAAGAGAATCTAGTTCATGATTAATACGTAATATATCTAAATCCTCCTTGTCCACCTTGTCCTTGAACTTGAGTTTGATCAAATGACCAACCAGACTGAAGACCTTGACCTCCACCACCTTGACCACCATTAGCACCACCTACATTACCTCCATTACCACCAGCTCCACCTCGACCAAAATCGGTGACTTCTTCATCTTCATCCATTGAGAATATAACATATCCACCTGCTCCACCATTTCCACCAGTGGATGCGTTACCGCCACCACCAGGTGAGGCACTAAAACCACCTTGATATGCAAGAATTGAGGGGAATCCCTGACCACCAGTGCCAGCAGGGGTGCCAGCACCACCACCACCTCCTCCACCAGAGACTCTTACTTCAGGTACACCTTCATCATTTCCACCACTGGTGCTATCACCACCTAGACCGCCACCACCACCGCCACCGCCTGGTATCACTCTACTATCTGCACTTACACCCTCTCCTGTTATACTCATACCACTATGAATTTTTAATCCACTTGTACCCTGTGCACCTTGTCCTGGTGTCCGATTTTGATCACCACCCCAGCCACCTTGTCCACCATTACCACCCTTACCTCTAACATATCCATTACTACCAAATACAACACTTAATTCTGTGGTTGTTGGCCATCCATGTTGACTATTGTTATTATTATATCTTCCCACTTCTAATGCAAAATGATTTCGACTACTTGCACCTGATGATGAAAATGTTTTATTAATGTTTATGATAACTCTTTTTCCACCTTGCCACTGTGATTTGGCTATAGTAGATCTAAAACCACCAACTACATTATAGTTACCATTTTGATATCTATTTCGATAAGCATCTTGATTATAATTAGAACTACCAGATGAATAACAATCAACTATAATATTTGCTTCTTTTCCATGAAAATTACTAAATTTAATTTGTCCAGATTGAGGTATTCCTGAGTCCAAAGGAAGATTTGTTAAAGTGCCGATATTTTGAGATACTCTATAATTTCCAAGTCTATTACTAGTTGGATAACCAAACTCTGCTGCAATCTCGCTAAATTTAATTTGTCCTGAAGATTGTAAAGTCATTAAACTGCACTAGTGATTGTTTCCCAAGCGTTGCCATTATAAACCTGTAATTTATTTATTGATGTATTATAAATTACAGCACCTGTATCAGTTGTTAAACCTACAGTTCCAAAAGCATTTCTACCTGCATTATCTACCTGTGGTGGTAACATATATCTAATTACACTTGGTCCAGCATCTTTAAAGTCAACAGCAGATCTAGGGGAGGTTGTACCGAGTCCAACAGTGCCAGTACCTGACGTTAAATTACTTACAATTTTTAAACTACTAATAGTTGAAATACCAGTTCCATCTATATTTCCAGTGAGATCACCAGTTACATTTCCAGTGAGATTACCAGTTACATTACCACTAACATTACCAGTTAAATTTCCAGTGACGTTACTACTAAATGATCCACTTACAGATAAATTACCACCGACAGATAAATTACCAGTTAAATTACCAGATCCAGTTACATCTAAGGTTGCTGAAGGTTGTGTGACACCGATACCAAGTGATCCACCTATACCTGTCAAGGTCATTAATGTGTTATCAACACCTTTATGCCATAAGAAATCACCAGCGACTGCAGCAGCATTGTTTGCACTTAAATGATAATTAAAATTACCTGTGCCATAGTTTAGAATATCAAGTGACTGAGCTGAACTATTGGGTGCACCTCCTGAAACTAAACCATATCTAAACTCTGCGTTGTTAGTATTATTTGTTCCAGATTCTCTACCAACTGTTAATCCTGCTGATCCTATATCACTTGTCACTTGTATCTCTACATTTCCAGACTTTCTTACCTGAATGTCATTTGCGGGTGCATCAGTTCCAACACCGATCAGTGGTGAGTTCAGTTCCGTTGTCGCTGTAATAATTCCTGACGCAACAATACTTGTTGTGTCTAATTGCCCAAAGACAGTTGCACCTATGCCAGATGTGGCAAATTTCTTTCCACCATTTTCATAGTATAATTCAACACCAGTGTTGCGGTTAATTTTAAATTGTGGTACAAAAAAGTTACCAGCAGGTATGTTTATTTCGCTTGTCCAGACCTCAGATGTTACATTTGGTTCTAATATATGCTGAACTTCAGTATTATTGAAAAATGTTACATGACTTCCATCAGTATTTGATGCAATAGTTAATCCAGAACCAATCTTTAAATCTTTGTTATTACCAACGACAATACCATTACTAGAAAATGTCATGGCAGTTCCAACTCTTACATCACCATTTAATATTGTATCTCCAGTGAAGGTTGAAACACCAGTGACTGCAAGTTGACCTGTGGTTGTTGTACCAACAACATTAACTCCAGAACTTACTGTTTGTAATTTTAATCCCAGTACAGATTGATTTGCTGGTGCATCATAATATAAACTTACACCAGCACCATCTTCAACTAAAATACCAGTGCAATCTGATTTTGGTTGTAATGCAATATTTCCCCCATTAGCTGCTCCTGTGTTTAATCTTACAAAGAGATTCCTTGCTGAAGAATCTATATAACTGTCATTAGTTCCTGCTAAAGTTTGACTATGATAAATTTCCAGACCATCAGTACTACCTAATACTAATTTTACATCATCACCAAGATTAACAGCACCAGTGTGAATACCTTGTGTATTACCAGTAATGTCTCCAGTAACATTGCCCGTCACATTACCAGTAATTGAAGTAAATGTTGCACCTGTTCCTGTTATATTACCATTAAAATCTGTTGCTGTAATTATTCCTGATACTTTTATATCACCTAATGAATTAATACCAACACCTTTACCACCACCATTTACATTATTACCAATCTGCAAATTAAAAGATGGATTAGTTGTAGCAATACCAACGTTAGGGATTACAAAAACATTTGTGCTGCCACCACCAACAGTTGTAAATTGTGATGTTGGTAGGTTGAGAAGATTACTACCATCACCAAAAAATGTAACGATTCCTGATCCACTACTTGTTATGATTCCACTCTTAACACTGACTCCTGCACCAATAATTTCTGTTGGTTTAACAGATGTAACTGTTAATACTCCAATTGTTGCCTCTGTTGTGCTTGTTAAACCACTAATTGAAACATTACCAATGACATCAAGAGACTCGCTCGGCACAGTTGTTCCTATACCAACCAGACCAGTAGAAGTTACTAACAGATTATCACTATCAACCTGTACTCCATTTCTAAAATTGAAACTCTTTTTAATATTCGCCATCAGTTATTTTTTTAGTTATTTATTTATTTTTTAGGGCAGTGACTTCAGCAGATAATTCTTTGACTGCTTCAATTAATATAGGAATAAGTTTTTCATAATTAACTGCCTTTGTGCCATTTTCTCTTGTTGTTGTGATAGCAGGTAAACCAAGTTTTTCAACCTCTTGTGCGATAACACCGATGTCATCTGTTTCACTCTTTGTGCCTGTGTTAGGTTTCCATGTAAATGTGTTACCACTCAAAGAATTTATCATGTCAAGAGCATTTTGCAATGGTTTGACATTATTCTTTAAGTTTATATCTGAGGAGAAGAAAGCTGTAATATCACCCAAAGCGATTACTTCTGGTTCATCACCAGGAGCGAGTCTAAAGTGGCAGATAGTTTTATAATCACTATCAGTTGTAGAATTAACAGTTTTACCTGCTTTTAGTCCTGCGATTGATACTTGTGATAACCCTGCTACATTCTGTGCTATTTTAAATGATGCCTCTGCATCATCACCACCAGCAGTGAAAATGTCACCTGAATCTGATGTAGTGCCATTTAAATAAAGGAATTTTTTACCAATAATATCACCATCATTTACAGTTAAATGATTTCCATCAAATAATAGATTTGACTCACCATTTAAAGTATCAGCAGTGCCAGAACCAGTGATAACTCTGTTATTTGCGTTATTGTTTATTGTTGTGCTTGTAACTTCTTTGAATGTGTTGTCACCAGCGAGGAATGTAGTGGCACTCTTTGTTCCACTTCCAAGACGAGCAAGAGGAACTGTACCAGATGAAATATTATCTGCGTCTAATGATGTAACCCCAGATCCATTACCAGAAAAACTACCTGAGAAATTAGTTGAAGATAATGTATTAGTTCCAGCGTTAAATTTTAAATCAGAATCTATTTGAGCAGTAGTCATCCTGTCGTTAACTGCTTTGTCCGTAAGAACAACTGGTCTGTCTCCTGAAGCAGCAGATAATGTTGCACCTGTATTTGTAAGATTTACTCCATCACCATAGAAGAAATCACCATATACATCCTTAAATCTCTTTGTATTTGTACCAATATCAACGGTGCTGTCTTGCACAGGTTGTATTAAATTTTCTAGTGCAACTTTTTTCTTGACATTTAAACCACCAGCAACGGTAACAGCTGCTTTTGTGACATTATTATTGCTTACTACAATATCTTGTTCATCATTTAATTTAACTTCATCATTTAAATTAGTTTTTCCCTGTACTGTTAAGTCAGTGTTATAACGAATGGTGCCATTAAATGTTACAGGACCATCAAATTGTGATAATATATTTTTAGAGGACCCACCTTCAACCAATAATCTTTCCTTAACAATAACTTCATCTGCAACAATGCTTAAACGATTTGGATCTTCACCTGTGATAGTTGGTATAGGAATATCAAACGTAGTCTGTCTACCACTAGCAGAAGAAATCTTAGTATTTCCAATGTAGAAATCACCCTTATCATTCATACCAGTGTAAACAACATTACCACAAGAAGTTTCTTGTGCCTGTGATAGGAACTCTTCTCTTTCAGTTAGTGTTCGATTCTGTAATTGAGGTAGTGCTGTAGAATAGTTTCCTGGTCCATAACCAACATATTCAAATGTATGACCTGATGCCCTTAATATGGATGGTCTTCTAAGTTCTATTGGAATTGGTTTAATTTTCCTTAAGAATGAATTTTTCAAATGTGTTGTACTATTTGTTCCTAATGCACCACGAATAACTTGAATAGTATTAGTTCCTTGAGTTACAGAAGAACTTGAAATCCTCATTATTTCACTGTCAACTTGGACATATGAACCAATTGGAAAACGATTTGCAATATTTAAATTTGCATTATTAGCAGTGCTTTTACTTGATAACTCAACATTAATACCAGTTTCTGATGCATTAATTATTTCATCTGCAATTAAATAATCGTGATCATAGAATGATAATCCTCTTGTTTCAATACTTTCTCCAGCAACACCAGAATCTGCATTATTAGCAGACATACCATGTTTAAGAATGTACTTGGGGGATGATAACGAAGTAGTGGTAACAGATGTGAATCTCTTAACAGTGTCTGTGTCCGTAACCGTTTTAACTGTGAAATCACCTAAATTAGCATCACTAGCATTAAGTACCCTAAATGCACTACCAACTGATAATCCATGATCTCGATCACAAGTAAATGTTGTAGTACCTGTTGCAGCATCAAATGATGTAGAGGAAACTTCGGCAAAAGGTCCCATGTCAATGACTTGTTGACCTTCCAATATTACATCACTAGTTGTTTTCTTAACGGTAATTACCTTCGTATTTGTAATTCCATTAACTCTATAATATCCATCTGTACCTGTTGTGATACCAGTAACTTGTACATATGTATCAGTGATGGTTGAGATTCCAACAGTGTTAATTTCAATATTTGCTTGTGCACCACTTGAACCACCAATACCACCAGTATCTACAGAGGAACTATCAAAATATAATTGTTGTCCGTTTGTATAGGCAGCACCACCCTCAACTATATCAACCGCTGTAACTGCACCACCAGAAACAGTAACATTTGCTGTCGCACCGTTCCAAACAGCTGTTGCAGGAGATTGAGCACCGTTGAATAACTTAATATTTGAGTAAGTTCCATTTACATGACCTGAACCACCATTTAAAGTAGAATGAAATTTAAGTGAACCAAATTGATGTTCTTCATTGAACGTTAATGATGGTGTTGTACCAGTGCCACCACTAATTGTGCTTACTGTGTTAGATTGATCAAATGATTCTATAAAATCATTAATTGATTCTCTAGTAATACTTTTTTTCAAATCATTTGTAATCACTTCACCTATCGGGAAGTTTCTAGCAAAAGATGTTGCTTCAGGTGGATTGTCATCTATATTATCACGATCATACTCAGGATATAAATTAACTATATTTTGATTAAACTTATCCTCACTAAATTCATTGGATATATCAGTCATGGCATTATTACCATTTAACACAAATAAATGATATATTCCATCCTGAATATTCTCTATGTAAGGTGTGATAACTTCAGTTCGATATACAAAGAGATTTGATCCATTATCATTACGGTCAAATCTAGGTAGTTGATTATTTCTTGTATGAGTTGTATTGTTAAATGTACCAGGTGAGTGAGGTACACCATCTGTATCAGTATTTGAATATTTAAATACTTTATCATTAACAACATCAGTAACTATAAATGTACCATTGTAAGATTGATTATCAGTACCATTAGTGTTAATTGAACATTTGATATTTCTAACAACGATCTGATTACCAACATTTAAATTATGTGGTTTATCTGTACGAATTGTAACTCTGGCGGGAGGACCACTAGTGAAACTTGCCTGTGAGATAAATCTAGTGTTACGATCAAAATCGTAATTATCTGTAGTAATAGAAGTTTTTGTAAAGTCAGTATCTGCTGTTACGTTTGTTGAACTTGAATCTTGAAGAACAAATCCATCACTTGGATCTTTACCATTTCTTATTTCTTTAGGTATTACATATCTCAATTTGTAAATTTTCTCATCAAGACCACGATTATCTTCTCTTCTCTTAATGAAACTAATACTCAAATCACTTATTTTACCTGCATCAATTTGAGTTTTAATTGTATTTCCTGATGTATTTGTATGAATAAACCACTGACTACCATCATATTGTATAGGATGACCAAAATCATTTGGTTTTTTATCAGATACACGACTTACGATATTAAAATTATCACTTATGTCAGCAACAGTTCTAATAAAAACTGGTGGATCTAGTTCAGCATTAGTTTTTGATGATGCAATACGTATCTCTCTATCTGTTAAATTATCAGGGTTTGATGCTGCACTATCAGTAATTGCAAAATAAACTTTATGTGGGTCAATGTTCTCAGGTAGATTACCACTATCAGCAATAATTCTAATCGACTCACCAGTTTTTATATTATGAACTGCATTACAAACAAATGTAGATTGCTTTGTAGATGATGCAGCAGTGTGTGTTGCTTTAAATAATTTCTCAGATGTATTAGTTGTTCCACTACCATTATGCTCCATAACAACAGTGGCTTGCTTCTCATTACCATCATTATCAATAATGAATAATTTTTCATCTACCTTTGCACCTATTCTATATCCTTGAGCGAAATGTGATGGTGGATCTCCCTCCTCAGTTTTTCCTAGTAAATAAAATTTACTAGTTGTTGTCTCTGATACATCTACTTGAAAATATTCAATCTGCTGTTCACTTGTTTCAATAGAACGAGGAGTGATAACAGATGTTATAAATCCTTTATTATCTTTATCAAATGCGTCTTTCTTAAATCCTTCAGCAGCAAGTGCAAATGTACCAAAGTTTGAGTTAGAGTTTGTAATTGATGCGTCTGCACCGTTTATCATATTAAATTGACTATGAAATCCAATCGCAAATACAGAAACGATCTGGACAACTGCATCATTACTTACTTTAATATGACTTGTACGGAATCCTTTTCTATAATTTGCTTCCTGATCAAGGTGATATACAGTCGCAGAATTTGTAGATGATGCCTCTGAGGATAATAGTTCACCAGTTTGTTTTGAGAACTGAATACCACTATATCTACGATTTGTTTTATCATACTTAACAAATGCACGATCATCTTTCTGTAATGAAACAGCAGTAAATTGTGCAACAACCATTGATCTAAATCCAGTTGCTTTCGCACCGTCAGCATGCATACCTTGCATACCAAATACAGATCGTAATGATATATTAAAGATATATGGCGATGCTCCTGATACTGTATCAGTTTCAACAAGGACTTGTGCATTAGCAGAACTTAATCCACCTAGAGTTCCAGCAGGTAAATTTGCCCTAACAAATGGTAGTAAATAAGTAAATGTATTATCATTTACAACATTCTGTACTTTAGTTGATATATTATAATCTGCTACGTTTACACCTCTTATTTTTATTGGTGTTCCACCAGTTAACTCATGGGGTATAGCAGTTTTGACTGTAACAACTTGACCAGGTGTTGATCCATCACCAGACTCAATACTTGTAATATTAAGAGGATCAGTTGCAAAGGCACCAACAATTTCAAATTCAGGTCTTTGAGGTGCGAATCCCTTTGGTGAGGTAGGATATTTTTGAGTTATTTCTCTATTTGCAGCAGCTTTGTTATAAGCGTTTGATAACTTACTATAATAGATATCAAGATCAGTAAGATTACTAAATTGATCTAATCTAGTTATTCCATCTGCATACTCAAAACAAGTTAATTTATGGTGAGAAAAAGTGGGAACTGAACGATTATTAATTCCAAAATCTGTGGGATCAGTAAAAACAGTGCCTAATTCATTTCCATCAAAAATTGTAAATTGCCAGAAATAACAAGCACCTGTAATTCTAAATATTGCACTTTGTTTGACATTAGAGTCTGTCGGATTAGGAACATACTTTGGTCTTATCTTTGTCTTTCTTAAATCTAATCCAACTATTGAAGTTCCTCTGGGAACAACAACACCTCCATTTACACTATTAAATTTATAAAGTATGTTATCCTCTTGATTCAAATCAAAATTAGAATCTAGTGTTAATGACAGAGTTTCAGTGGCACCAGATACAGTACCAGCTGGACTTACTGCTCTTGCCTGTCCAGACTCATCTTTTATTCCAAAACCAGGTCTATTATCTATAACGTGTTCACCAGGAAAAAGAAGTATAGTTGTTCTCTCTACAAAATCATTATCATCACCTTTTAAATATGAAAATCTAGCAGCTTCAATCATTGCCCTTTGTATCGTTTTAAAGGGTTTTGTTAATGAATTTCCTTGATTTTCAATACCATCGGTTGAATCAAGATCATTTGGATTTACATAAAGTATACGTCCTTCAGCGTTCTTTATGAAATTCTCTAACTTATTAAGAGGCATCTTTTTTATCTACTATAAATTTGATGGCAAGACCATACAATACTAGGTCTATTTAGCTTCCTAGTGGATTACTTATCTTTTTGAGTTGTTAATTCCTTGTAAATGATTGACTCTGGAGGGAGTAATTGATCACATACTCTCAACACTCTCATAAACTCATCAGTTGTGTCGCATTTAATCATTCTCTTATCTCCATTTTCACTGAGTAATGAAAAAGTTCGAGAGCATAAATCAATCTCTACTGTTAATATAAAGTCGTCCATGTTTGCGTATGAATAACCTATTATACCATATGTATGTGAATTGTCAATTTCGGTAATTTGACATCACATATGTTTTCTGTACAGGTGAATTAATTTTAAAACCTAAACTAATCCTAACACAATCACTACCAACGCAATGCCAGAAATATGGTGGTTTCGATCTTACTTGAAATAATCTCATCGTGATACCCTTATCATCATAATCAGTTACAACTTCTTTTGTAAGAGGATCAATATATCTAAAAAATGATTTTTTATCCTCAGTTGCATATGTAATATAGAGTCTTTTACAAGGTATCTTGTAATTAGTATGCCATCCCATGTATCCAGTTGGTGGATATATAAAATTTCCACTTGCAATTACATTATCATTATTGATTAATTTTTTCACTACGGGTAATATAGACTGACAAATTTTCATATTAATAATTTTCATATTATTTTTACCATCATCATTACTATTATCAATTAAATTATCAAAACATTTCTTTTCTAATATATTCTGCCAATCAGGTTTTACTTTATAATTATTATCCTCAGATTCCAAAATACATTTATCAATAAAATCCTCAGTAAATATTTTTTGGATTATAGATTTATCATAAGGATTTCTTTCTAACCCTTGAATATTTTCTACACCCCTTGATTCATTAAATAAACGTGTCTTTAAGACCCACTCTTTTTGCTTCAAGATTTACCCTCAAGTTTTTTAACTTTATCACTTAATTCTTTCACTGCTTGCACTAAAAGACCAACAATTTGATCATATTCAACTGTTTTATAATTGTCTGGATTTTCATCATCATCACTTGAAAAAGGTAAACCTTTTTCTGAGACAGCTTGTGGAAATACCTTTTCTACTTCCTGTGCTACTACACCAGCAGATTTTTTATCATCCTTTTTATATGTAAATGTATATCCATTAATCTCGTTGATAATATCTAATGGATTCTGAATTATCTGTAAATCTTTTTTTAATCTTATATCTGAGACAGTTGTTGAGTAAGCAATTATATCACCATCAACATGAAGATCACCATCATTTTCAAGACGCATTTCTTCGTTACCTGAAGTATACCATCTAATACCGTGTGAGGCATCATAAAATGTATAATCATGTGTGTTACCAGTGTAAATATCTGTAGAATTACTGTTTCTTCTTCGATCACTTTTGAGTCGAAATTCAGTTCCACTTAGAGTCATCCCATAATCACTACCAGCGGTGTAAGTTTGTCCAACACTAGATGCGTTAGTCCAAGTCCACCCTCCGTTTCCACCTGATGTAAGAACCTGTCCTGCAGTTCCGCTACTACCTCCCGACCAAGTGATTAATCTGTATGCTTGGATATCATAAGCTTGTAGTCTATTATTATAAGGATTCCAAGCAAGTCTTTGGTCTGTTGCATCAATCTCAAGTGTTTGATGCGATCCATTAGTTGTGCCTATAGGAACAAAAGTAATGTTATGATATTCGTTTTCAGCTGATGTATTAACTTTTACTTTGTCAGCTTCGTCTATTGTTCCTGATAGTGTTGCAGATGATGCAATTGTTAATTTATTTCCATTATTTCTTGTTACAGTGATATTTGTTCCAGCAGCAATCTCAACATCATCATCGTCTCCATCACTTCCAGCTAATCTAATCTTTGTTGTCGAAGATGGAACTGATAAATCATAAGTTGTATTTGTGTTTTCACCAACAGATGAAGAGTCAACCCAATTTATCTGAGATCCTGTTGATGTCAATACTTGACCGCTCGTTCCCTTTTGTCCATCTTTATCCTCAAGAGCAGCATTAAGTCGGACATCTCTTGCCATATAGAGTTCTGTTCGATTTAGTTTCATCCATTGTGTAAATGAACCACCTATATCAGTATTATCATAATCCCCTAACTCAATATATTCTGCACCACCATCATCTGATGTTGAAATACGTAAATATCCATCATTACTACCACCCAACCATTCAATATTTGCATCATCATTGGCAGCAGTACCAGGACCAAATCGAATACGATTTAGATTTAATTGGGTAACATCAAGAGTTCCACTAGATGAAATTGTAATTTCATTGCCATTTGTATTTCTTGAAATAACAACATTATCTCCACCCACAAACTTCACAGTATCAAGTGCTACACTTGCACTACCCATTAAATCTAAGTTTGGATTAGCATCACTGCCAGAACTTGATTGTCTCGCAACTAATTGAAGAGATGTGTCGAAATTTATTGTAGAATCATCACCCCTACTTACAGTTATTCCTGAATGAGTAACACCAACCAATTGAACTTCATCATCATCACCACTCGATGCATCTAATTTAATCGCTGGATCAGAGTTATTGCCACCAGTTTGTACTGCTAATAAATCATATGTGGTATCTGGAATTTGTGTATTAGTGTCTTTAGCACTTATTGTAAACCCTGTTGCACTGGTGCCTGTAATTTTTACGTTTGTTCCAGCTGAAATTGTAACTGGGTCTGTTGTAGAATCAGTCCCTGTAAGAGTGATGGTGGCATTACCATTTCCAAAATCAGTGCTATCAGTGCCTCCAGCAGGTAATGTATAAGTTGTATTAACACCTTCTGTATTTTGAGCGTTTATCGTGAAACCACCACTTCCTGTATCCGTTATTTTTACATTATCTCCAGCTGTGATCACAACTGCATCAGTGCTAGAATCAGACCCAGTTAAAGTTATCGTTGCTGAACCTCTAGAAGTAGTAAAATTGGTTCCATCAGTTCCAGTGTCGGGTAATGTATAAGTTGTATTTGGACCTTCTGTATTTTGAGCATTAATTGTGAACCCACCACTACCAGTATCCGTTATTTTTACATTATCTCCAGCCGTGATTACAACTGCATCAGTAGTAGAATCCGATCCAGTTAGAGTAATTGTTGCCGAACCTCTGGCATCAGTAAAGTTAGTTCCATTAGTTCCAGTGTCGGGCAATGTATAAGTTGTATTTGGACCTTCTGTATTTTGAGCATTAATTGTGAACCCACCACTACCAGTGTCTGTGATTTTAACATTCGTTCCAGCAGTTATAACCACTGCATCAGTGCTAGAATCAGACCCAGTTAAAGTGATCGTTGCTGAACCTCTAGCAGTAGTAAAATTGGTTCCATCAGTTCCAGTGTCGGGCAATGTGTAAGTTGTATTATCACCCTCTGTATTTTGGGCGTTAATTGTAAACCCACCACTTCCAGTATCTGTAATTTTTATATTATCGCCAGCAGTTATGACCACAGCGTCTGTAGTAGAATCCGATCCAGTTAGAGTAATTGTTGCTGAACCTCTAGCATCAGTGAAGTTAGTTCCATTAGTTCCAGTATCAGGAAGTGTATAAGTGGTGTCTGTATTTTGAGAGTTAATCGTGAACCCACCACTTCCAGTATTCGTAATTTTTACATTATCACCAGCAGTTATGACCACAGCGTCTGTAGTGGAATCAGTTCCAGTTAAAGTTATCGTTGCTGAACCTCTAGCAGTAGTAAAATTGGTTCCATCAGTTCCAGTGTCAGGTAATGTGTAAGTTATAGATGCGGGTAGGTCATCCCATATAGGTGCACTTGATACACCTTGACTTGTTAAAACTTGTCCTGATGTTCCATAGTTAGCACCACTTAAACCAATTTGTCCTTCAGATGCAATGCGAAGTCTTTCTGCGTTAGCACCTCCATCTGCCTTTGTAATAAATCGTATAAATCCACCACAATCATCACCAGCGTTACTATCACTTGTGTCAGCAAAGACATCAATAGTTGCTAGATTTCTTGAATTAATATTAGTATGACTAGAAGAATTACTATTCTCTCTATTAATAAATTTAATCGCTCCGACATTAGCAGATGAATTTTGATTTCCACTTAAGTTAAGAACACCATATTCACCAACAGTTCCATCACCTGTCACCTCTAAAACTTTTGTATTAGTATTATCATTATTAAATGTATAATTTGTCAGAGACTGAGTAAGTATATCACCAGAGTAGTTAATACGAAGTCTTTCTTTAATTCCAGCACTAGCACCTGAACCACTATCAAGTGCAAATACTAAATCAGCGAGATTATTACCCCTATCTTGAGCATAGACTCTGACATCACCGCTATTTTTTGATCTTAACTCTAATCCATGATAATAACTATCACTACTCCCTTCATCTTCAATTCTCACACAAGCAGTATCAGCGTTACCACCAGCGTATGTTACACTACTTTTCCCTGTTACACCAATGTATAATGGAGCATTTCCTGTTGTTGAACTACCAGCATATTTAACCTGAACATATCCTTCTGGTGTGATGCGAAATCTTTCATCTCCTTCAGTTGTGACCTTAAAATGACCATCTGTTCCTGTGTCTACAACCTCTGCCTCTGTATTTCCCTCAAATATTTTATCCTGAACACCTGGTATACCTTGTATTCCTTGTTCTCCTTTCTGTCCTTGATCACCAGTTCTTGCAAATGTTACAATTATATCTTCACCATTAGTAAAAGATGTTGCACTACCAGAAACATAACCAACACTTATTTGATGAAAACCTGATTGCTCGGTTGCTGAAGATATTGTAAATAATGCAAAATCATCTGCATTTAATTTATTTGATATTCTAACGTGCCCTTTGATTGTAGATGTCGAATCATCAATCGTTCTTAAAAATGATTGTATATCTGTTCCATTATCATCCTCATCATCTATGAATATTATAGTCGCAGAACTTACAGTTGAGTTATTAAGTCTTAATCTTCCAGTGTTTAAATCAGTTGGTGTGCCTGTAGCATCACTAAAGGTATAATCAAATGTCGCTCCACCAAAGTTACCTTGTAAACCCTTATCGCCCTTTTGACCTTTTTCTCCCTTTTCTCCTTTGTCACCCTTTTGTCCTTTTTGCCCCTTTTCACCAGGATCAGGAATTCTTGCCCAAGCATATCCATTGTACCTCCAAGAGGCACCTCCTACAGAAAATACTTGACCATTCGTTGGACTACCAGGAAAATCAACTGCCATAATTACTATTTATTTACTATATTATGAGGGTTTTGTAGGCCACGTTGGGTTCTGTGGATTAGACTCAGTTGCGGGGAGATCTCTTAAGTTCTGTCTATATGTTTTCCACTCTTCTTTTTTAGTATTAGTTAAGGGAGAATCTGTAAATTGTGTCCAATCACTATCCCTTAATAAATTATTTCTATAATGTCGAAGTGCACTAATATAATCAGTTCCATAACTTTCTCTTACGTATACATAATCAGTTTCCATTGACATATTATTTTTAGATATTTATACTATAGAAGCGTGGTTGGAGCACCCATATCATTACTCGCTAGCCAACCAGTAGCAATGTATTTCGCCTCATATGGAGGATTGCCCCTATGCAAATGTGTAAAAGAACCAGGAAAAATAACTATTCTCCCTCTTTTTGACTTAATTTTTTTCTTTTGATATAAAAATTCTGTTTCTCCCCCCTCTGCAACGTCATTAAAATATACAGACCAGACTAAAGTTCTATTAGCACAAGCAATATTATTTGACTCTGAGTGCCAATCATGATACCCCTCAGTTGGTTTTGTTTTTTGTAATAAACAAGTACAACTATGAAAATTAAAGTTCTTCAAGAATGGATACCATTCAAGATACTGTTCCAAACAAGCACGAACTGAGCACATTATATGAGCAGATATGATTGGATTAAATGCTGCAATGTCTAGTTGAGAGTCCTTAACACTTGTATTACTTCTTGAAAAAATTTGAGTTGAATCATCAAGAGTTTTCATAACAACATCACAAAAATCATCATTAATGACATTATCCCAGACACCTATGAAATTTTCATTTAAAAAAACTTCTGGTGTATTAATAACTTTATCAAACATAATAAATCTTTTTATATATTATATCATAATTTCATAATAAAGCAAAGAGCAAAGTATGGTGGTCTGTTTTCAATTGAAGATGGACTTGAGGCACCTGAATCAGATGTTTTACCAACATTTGCAACACTACTAGAAGCACCAATGTTATAACCTTCATAAAGATTTGCTCTACCAGAACCACTACCTGGATAATTATTAGCACTTAAATTAGAACCATTTTGATGTTGACCATGATTTCCTGATCTAAATGCATAGTGAAAATGCGATGGAACTTGATTTGATGACAGTGTATTTGATACATTACCACCAGTGGCATTCAAACCATAACTATTTCCACTTCCCACAATAAATTTATCCCTTAAATCTGGTGCATTTGCGTTTTGTGCAGCTGTTGAATTATCACATAGAACAAAACCAGATGGAGCAGTTGTCCCACTATACATCAAGATTACTCTTGACGGAAGTAAATCAATAACTCCTGATTCCTCCGCTTTCTTCCAAACTGTACCATCCCATTTATATGAAGCACCACCTGCTGTGTAAATGTCGTTCGTACTTGGATTATGTGGAAAATTTAATGCCATAATTTTATTTATTCAGTGTATGTAATATCATTAGGGCACACAATTTTAGCTACACTAACTAAAGAATTGTAGTGCATTTCATGCGTATATACCTGACTATAATGAGTTGACCCGTAACCAGGATTTTTGTATAATGACCCATCATCAAGAACAAAGATTATATCTTTGATTGATGGGTTAATTATAGCACTGACAGGTGTAAGAGATGGAAAATCAGTCCTCATGGATCCTCACCACAGATCATTACTCTACACGATGCGTTTGGAGCACCCGAACCTTTCTGCCAGCATACAGTGTAAGTTCCAGCAGATAATGTTACAGTAGATGTCTGCTCACTATTATTGCTATTATTTTGTATAATAGTAGCATTACCTGAACCATTTAAATAAAATAAAATTCTGTAATTATCTCCACTATTATATCTAGCAAATTTATATTTAATCGTACCTGTGTTATTCACAACTAATCTAATTCGATCTGCATCACGCATCTGTTCATTATTACCAGATTCGTGTCTTGTTTTTAATACTGGACCTAAATGTGTCGGACTTGTCTGAGGATTATATGACCCATATCCAAAAAAACCTGCAGTGCTACTCGTAACTCCCTGAAAATATGCATCAGAATCATATATGGTAAATCGATACTTCATAAATGATTGACTGGTATCACTACTGTTTCTTTGTAGAGAATTTTCAAAGTAATCCTCATCAAATCTTATTGTCTTTGATGCTTGGGGAGGAGGTCCAGCAATTTTTAATGAATAGTAATACCCATCAACATAAGCAAATTCATCTGCATATTCATTCTCCACTGCTTGAAATGTACCAATATATGCATGACATTTTGATCCAGAATAATTAGTGCCAGAAATAGTGGTTATCTTATCACATATTCCTAAGTAAGTATTTTCAATGGCACCCCTTCCAAATGTTTCCCAACTCCCACCAGTAGATGTTACCATATTAGCTGGCCAACCAGGTGCATTTGCATAACTCCCTACACCACCAGATGGAGTTGCTGCTTTATTACTATTTCTGGTTACATCATGTGGTGAAAAAGTCTCTCCATCATAAACGGTCTGACTATCAAAAATAACTTGATAATCATAAAAAAGATCGGTATTTACATATACAACTCCAAAACGAATATAAAATGCTGGTGATGTCAAACTGTATAACGTATGAAAATCATTCTCTCTACGGTGAGGTAATGTTTGCGTTATATTTGCCATTATGTTACACCTCCACCTGATACGAAGAATGTATTAGTGCTGACACAAACTAACGTGCAGAGACCCTTTGCTGCTAAAGTTCTATTTCCTGTTTGAGTTGTACCTGTTAAGTAAAGTGTTACACCACTTCCCTGTAGAATACTAAATTGTGCATTAGATATATTAGCAACTGATACTGCATCGCCAGGACTAAAAACTCCTGAAAGAATGCTTAAATCTCCAGTTGTCATTGTTATTAATTTACCATTATCAGATGCCACTGCCGAATAACCTGATGTTCTAGCATTTACTGTCATCGAACCAGATTGTCCTGCTTCTCCCTTTTCTCCCTTCTGTCCTGATGCACCGATTGAAACCCATTGTGCAGACGGAGATCCAACACCATCATCATAATATATGTGCAGATCACCATCATCAGTGTCCCACCACATGTCACCATCATTTGGTGATCCTGGTGGACTTGAAGATGTAGTGACATTTGATCCTATGGATGATGCAGGAGTAAATGTTAATCCATTTGCACTACTATTGACCACCACTAATTTATTTGCATCACCAGAATAATTTGATGGTGTATCATCTAAATCTGTAAAGTTACCTGTAATACCACTTAAAGGAATTGTAGTTGTTAAGTTAGATAATGAACCAGTTCTACCTATTGTTAGAGTGCCACTACTGAATGATACTGAATCTACATAATTATCGGTATTTGTGTCTGAGGATGAAAATGTAATTTGTCCATCATTATTTCTTGTAATTGTTACATTTGTTCCACCAACCAATCTAACTGTATCATCTGTTCCAGATGAGGCATCTAAAAATAAATTGGGATTATTATTAGAACCAGAAACCTGTTGTGCCTTTAGTAAATAAGTAGTATTAACGTTTGAGGGATCAGTCCACGACCATCCTGATCCAGAACCACCAGATATTAATATTTGTCCAGAATTACCCACATCACCACTACTTTGTGTTTGCAATTGATGTATTTGTGTAATGTATGAGTAAAGTATATTTTGAGATGGATTGTATGTTAATCTAGTGGTCTCACTTTCAGTCTTTAAAGTTTTTAGCGTATTATCAGCAGTAGAATCAACAAATACAAGTGGATGTACAGCGTCACCGCTATCTTGTCTTGTGAGAACTGTATTTGATCCACTAACAGCAGCACCACCAATTGTTATCTTACCATCATTAGTTCTATTAACAGTTACACCATCAGAACCTGCAAATTCAACTGTATCTGCGTTTGATCCTCCTGTAGTCTGCAGAGTTAATAAGGGATTTTGATTTGATCCAGAATTTTGTAATGACTTTAATAAGTATTCAGTATTTGTATCAGTGTTAGTATCAGTGGATGAAAATGTAATTTGCCCATCATTATCCCTAGTGATACTTACATTTGTTCCACCAACCAATCTAACTGTATCATCTGTTCCAGATGAGGCATCTAAAAATAAATTGGGATTATTATTAGAACCAGAAACCTGTTGTGCTTTCAATAAGTAAGTTGTGTTAGTATTAGTATCAGTAGAAGAAATGGTAAGTTTATTTGCATTATTTCTAGTAACAGTAACATTTGTTCCACCTGCTATCTCTATGTCATCATTACCAGAGGCATCTGATGGGTCTAATCTTATTTTTGTTGTTCCTGATGGTACACTTAAATCATAAGTTGTATTATTATCATCAGCAAAAATAACTGCATTTCCAGCACCATTGACTTTAAGAGTTTTATTTGCAGTAAATGAGGAAGGAGTATCAGTAAGACCTATAAATGTGTTGTTACTTCCAGAACCAGTATCAGTGTTAGTGATTGTTAATTTATTCGCATTATTTCTGGTGACAGAAATTCCAGTACCACCTGCTATCTCTATGTCATCATTACCAGAGGCATCTGATGGGTCTAATCTTATTTTTGTTGTTCCTGATGGGACTAATAAATCATAAGTCACAACTGAGGGTAAACTATTCCAAATAGGTGCACTTGACGCACCTTGACTTGTCAATACTTGACCTGATGTTCCATAGTTAGCACCACTCAAACCAATTTGACCCGATGAACCTATTTGAAATTTTACACTACCCCCTGTGAACATTTCAATACCAGCACTTCCTACATTTCCAGCGTGTAGTCTTGTAATGCCAGGATTTGATGAATGTTCATTTCCATGAACTAACAAATATCCACCTCTACTATCTGATATTGCACCTCCACCATTTATCATTAATGCTTTATCATCACTTCCGTCACTTGTATTAGAACCAAATAATTGAATATTACCTGATGTTAATATATCGCCACCTGATGTAATACGAAGTCTTTCATCACCAGCGGTTTCAAATGCAATTGTGTCATCTTCAGGAAATCTTATTTGTGTATCTGTGTCTCCCTCGTGTGACGCTAGTACATCTGATGTAAAAATGACACCATCACCAGATATTTTTAATTTTAAATCATTAATATTGTTTCTTAATTGCAAATAATCAACAGAGTTTGCATTACCCGTAGTTTTTTTCAGTGTTAAAGAGGGTGATGTTGTGCTTTCATTTTCAATACTAGCAAATGTTCCTGATACTAAAAATCTACCATTTTGCACTTGCACACCATCATCATTACAACGAAGTCTTTCGATACCTTCAGTTGTGACCTTGAAATGACCATCTGTTCCTGTGTCTACAACCTCTGCCTCTGTATTTCCCTCACTTATCTTATCAGTAACACCTTTATCTCCAGTTACTCCTTTATCTCCTGCTCTTAAAAAATTTAAAACGCAATTTTCTTGATTTGATGGAATATTACCAACACCATTTTGCACACCTATTATCAAATGTGTAGTGTTATCAGTGACTGATGTTACTTGAAAT